CAATCCGAAGTTTAGGCCGAGGAAGAAGCGGTGATGGATAGCATTAAGATCGTCAAGATTGACAATTTAATCATTATCGGTGTTTTGACTACTGGCCATCAGTTATTGAACCCTCGTGTCGTTGAGGCGACGCCGGTCGGCAATGGCAATATGGCGATCAAATTTCTACAGTTTTTTGGCGCCCCTAAAGTAATCGATTTTGACCCCGCGAAATACAGTTTAATGTATGAGCCGACAGACGAGGGCATGATTACGGCCTACCGGGAAGCTGTTACGGGTTTGACGCTGGCGAAGAAAATGCCGGACAATGTTGTTGCTTTAGGAGTGAAGTCGATACAATGATTGACCTTTCCGCCTTCAGGTCTTACGAGACCGTTCTTACAATGCCGTATCACTGGGTTATGACGGCCTATCTTCGATCTGAAGCAAAAATTCGGTCTATTTTTAAGGGCAACCAGGGAGGTGGCACGAATGCTTCAATGCACGATGCGGTTCTCCGGCTGCTTAACATGCATCCTGTGCCATGGCGCAATAAGCTGGAAAAGCCCATCCGCTGCGTCTCCAAGGTAAAGCCTGAGGGACCTGATGATGAAAATAATCAGCAATATGTGGAATTTAGGCGCCAATTCCCCCCGGAGTTGATCGTTAAGGACATCACGGCTCGCTCTTCCGCTGTGACGGTAAGGGATAATCTTGGCGGAGCCAACAAAAAAGTGGAATTTATGGCCTCGACGCAAGAATTGGATGCTTTTATGTCGGTGCAGAGATCCGCCCTCTATCAAGATGAGGAAATTGAAAAAGTTAAATGGGACGAATCGTTAATCCGGTTGATAAAAGGGGGCGGCGACGCCACGATTACATTGACGCCGGTCAAGGGTCTGGACTGGGTATTTGATCGTATTTGGAAACGAGCGCGAAAGATATACCGCAGCCAAGCAGTTTGCGATTACGGCGGTTTTGATCCAGTAGAAGAGACCGGTTCAACAGCAGATGTGGAGGCTTTTGTATGGGCCACAGATGATAACCCCTCTCTGACATTAGAGGATGTAGATCGAATCATGGAAGAAATCGGCATCACGACCGCCGGTGAAGTTATTGATGTTGATAACCTGGCAATGCGCCGATATGCCATCTTCCGGCAGATTTCGGGACGGATTTATAAGGCGTTCGACAAGCGGGTGCATGTTGTTCCCGCCGCCGAGGTCTTCAGCGCTAAGTTATTCGGGCGGTACTGGAATTACCGGGTCATCGACTTCCACCCCCAAAAACCTTGGTATGTCTCGTATGTGGCCATTACGCCGCAGAACGAGTGGATTATCTGGAATGAGTTATTGGCGAAACATGAAAATAAGACGACGCTGGAAATGCGGGATGAAATCAAAATGGAATCGGTGGCCGAAGAGGACAGTGAGTTTAACCGGGCCACCCTGATTGACCCGCTTTCGACGGTCAAGCAGCATATGGCGGAAGATGTAGGCACAACCGTATTTGAGGACCTCCGGCGGGGCGAAGGCGGGTTGAGGCGCCTGATGTGCGCCGATACCAAGAATGTGCAGGGGCGGATGGAGATCAAGAAACGGTTGAAGAATTCGTTGCTTTGCGAGGTGCCCGGCAATAACCTGAACAAAACGGATCAGATAGACCCCCGGTATGGCGATTACCTGCCGACCTTGTGGTTTACCGATAACTGCCGGGGCCACATCGAACATTTCAATAGCTGGCGAATGGTGGACTATAAGATGGAGAGCGTCAAAGCGACGCGAGATGTGAAGCGGGAAAGCGAAAAGTTCAGCGATTACTGCCGGAATCTTGAATTCTTAGGCGCGTTGAATCCTGTTTACTATGCGCCGGTGGATCATGATAATTACTGGGAACGGTCCCGTCTTTTCCAGGGGCAGAGGAGCGCGGCATGATATTCCTGGATCCCACTGAAAAAATAATCTCATGGTGTAACCGACACGGGCTTGATACTGGGCCGGAAGGCGCTACTTGGCAGGATTTCTTTGAAAAAATCCTTGATGTTTTGGATGGGTTAGAAAAGGGAAAAGAAGGAAAATGAGCATCTACCTTGCAGTCAATAATGGAGCTTGTGAGGGATGGAGCTTGACAGAATACGAAACAGGGATAGATGCATTGGCTGCAGTCCAAAAAGGCGAAACTCATAGCAATGAGTGGAAGATATTGAAGGAATTGCAGATTACCATAAAAGGCGAAGGTGATAATGAGCGAACATAATTATACACTTAAACAAATTCGTGATGCCTTTTATGCCGTTTTTCATCTTTCCGGTGAACAGTGGTTTAACTACCTCGATACAGATGAAGAAAATAATTCGTGTACTGAGGCCCATTGGCAGGCCATGGCGGATGAACTTTATAAATTTGACAACGGGGCGATAAATGACCGAACCTAAATCAGACTGGCGGGTATCCAACAGCGTGCAAAAGGCGCTCCTGGGACACCTGACGACGGAATTGGAGATCGCAAAGAAAAACAATGAGAAGGTAAATTCTGATTTCAAGACCTTCTACAATATGGTCCATGCGATTCGGAATTCCAAGCCGAACGAGTGGGAATCAGACATTTCGTTGCCGGAATACCTTTCCCGGCTGTTAACTCAGATCGGTAATTTTTGCGCCCAATATTTTTCCTCGACTGATTATGTGGAAGCCGACATTGATTCCGACGACCCGGTGGACGTGGCCGAATCCAAGGCGGCCAAGACCCTCCTCAATGTGCTGTTAAAAGACCCCGACGCTTACTATTATCATAAAGTTGTCCGGCTGATAAATTATGTATTTAATTGTGGCTACGGCATTGTCAAGGGCGGGTATGAACAAAGGCTGAAACAAGTCATTTCTCATTATGATCAAAAATCTGAATTCGTGATTGATCCGCTGACTGGCGAATACGTGGCGGAGGACGGCACGCCCTACAATGACCCGCTGATCCAGCGTCCGCTGATGCAGTCTACGGAAATACCGGTTTACAAGGATGAGGTTATTGTGGACCGCCCGGTCTTCGATATTTATCCCAATCAATGCGTCTATCAATCGCCGGAGTATGCCTATAGCCTGAACGACAAGGAATATGTTATTTTTGAAACCGAAAAGACGCTTTCGCAACTAAAAGACGAAGCCGACTGGATGGGCTATTTCAACCTGGATTTCCTGGACGAGGAAGAACCGGAAGGTCAACGGGGGGAAAAGACCTATAATCAGGAAGGCGAACAGCACGAGCAACCCCAACCACCGGAAAAGACGTTTCTACTCTATGAACGGTGGGGCAAATACCCGGCCAAAGAGAATCCGGAGGCCAAAAAAGAGATCGACCGGTACGTTCCAGCCATTGATGAACAGGGCAAGTTCGACCCGAAGGCTGAATTAACGGAATGCATTATTCACTATATCCAGGGACGGGAAAAGGATGCGCCCCAGCACGTCATCGGCTTCCGCAAGTCCCGCCACACCCGCCGCCCGATGGTAAAGTTCCTGTGCTATGTGGATATGGTGGACGACAACGGGTTTGGCGACGGCAAGGTCAACCGGGAACTGCAAATTGCCGCCGATGACAACTATAATTTGATGAATTTCCGTACCAAGCTCGCCATAACGCCGGCTTTTAAGGGCAAACGTTTCTCCGGAGTGCCGGAGCAAGTGAAAATCAGCCCGGAAAAGGTGACGATGCTTGAGAATATGGGCGACCTGGAACAATGGATCATTGACGATAACATCCAGGGTGGCATTTTCCATCACAACCTACTGTCTTCCCGGATGGATTACTCCATGGCGACCTCCGCTCAAACGATGGGGGCCCCGGCGGACCGGGCCGAGACCGCGACCGTGGGCAATATCCAGAACCAGCGGGCCAATATCCGGATTGGCATGAAGTCTATGAATATCGAATTTATCGGAATGGCCGAATTTTACCGGATGAAGTTAACCCTCTGCAATGATTTCATGTTGCCGGAAACCCTGGAGAACCTGATTGGCAAGGAATTGGCCGCCGCTTATAACCCTCAGCGGAAAGATAAGTTTAGGCCGGTCTCGCAGGCGTTGGAAACGGACGAATCAAAACAGTTCAAGATTAAGACCTGGCAAGGGATCATGCAAATGGCGGCGACGGTGCCTAACCCCAAGACCCCGCAGGTCCTAAACTATGCTTTTGGCCAAATGCTCGAACTTATGGGAGGCAGCTTTAAGGCGTTCAAGAGATTCATGTTTGAGGAAGACCCCCAATCAGTGCTGCTATATCAGTTGGCGACCGGGGCTGCGGGGCAAGCTACACCTCCCTCCCCTGTTAGCCCCGGTGCGCCGCCTCAGAATCAAACAGGGATGCTTCAAGGACAGGCTGAGCAACAGACACGGGCGCAAGCGCCCCAAGGGATGATGTAGATGGAAGAACGCTGGACAGCCGCTCGCTTCTTAAAATACGTGAATGCCGGCGGGTTTGCGAACGAATCCGACAAGATGGATGTGTTTAATGAAGTGCGGACGGCGGAAATCCTGCAAACCTTCCTGGATACCGTGGAGGGGAAAATCATCTGCAATTCGGTAATTAACGCAATGACCCTCCAGGTGCGGAACATCATCAGACTATCCATTGAGGGATTTGACCAGAATCGGGAAGCCATAAAACAGGCGGCCTTGCAAATTGACATTGCCCATAAGTTTTTGATGGGATTGGTCGATTACCTGGCGACGGGCAAAAGCCATGAGGAGAGATCAAAGCATTTGGAAGAACTGGAAAGGGCAGGGTTGCGATGATTGAACCGGCGCCGGCTAAGGAAGGATTGAAAAAAGAGTTAACGGAAATCTTCCGAAAATATAAACTTTTGCCGCTGGATATCGCTATTGGGCAGACTGGGCAGATAGTTGCCCACATCAACAATTCGGCGGTGTCGAAGGTGTGCTTTGATAATTGGGAGGTCAAGTAAGGCAGTAGTTACAACATAATAGGTTAGTTCATTACCGCACGGCTGGCCGGCCTGGGCGGTTACATGAAGCCCGATTGAAA